GCTGGGTTGAGGGCATGAGCGCCGGCCGCGTCCAGCGCATCGAGCAGCAACTTCGCATTGGCATGGCCGACGGTGAAACCACCGACCAGCTGGTTGCCCGCATTCGGGGCACCAAGGCCGCGCGCTATGCCGATGGCGTCCTCGACATCTCGCGCCGATCCGCGCAGTCGATGGTTCGCACGGCGGTCAACCACGTCTCGAATGTCGCTGCCCAGGAGACGTGGAAAGCGAATAGCCACATTGTCAAAGCGTGGCAGTTCCTGGCCACGCTCGATGGCCGCACAACTGTGACGTGCGCCGGTCTATCGGGTCAGAGCTTCCCGCTAGGCGAAGGTCCGATTCCTCCCCGTCACATTCGATGCCGCTCGATCAGCGTGCCCGTAACCAAGAGCTTCAAGGAGCTTGGCGCAGCTGGGAAGGAATTGCCGAAGGGCACCCGCGCCAGCATGGACGGACATGTCCCCGGAGATACCACATTTGCGGATTGGCTCCGCAAGAAGGGCGAAGGCATGCAGGACAAGATACTAGGTCCGACCCGCGCTAAGTTGTGGCGCGACGGCAAGTTGAAGCTGGAGGACTTCATCAAGAGTGACGGTTCGGTCCTGACACTCGACGAGTTGCGGCGCCATTACAAGACGCTCAACTGAGCCTCGACGATAGCCTCTCGCCGCTTCTTCATTCGTTCGGCTATTTCCCTCATTTGGAAGCCAAGCGAAGAAGGCGAATGGGCCAGATCGCTTTCGTTCAGTCTGCTATCATGGATAGCCCGCCCGATCTCGGCAATCACTCGGGGAGGAAGGCCGGGAAAGGCTTGCAGGGTGGACAATTGGGAGCGCAGTCCGTCCAACTCCTCCTTCGCATCGCGAATGGCAGTGCCGCTCTGACCGCCTCCAAAGTCCACCAGTTGCGAGAACCGCGCTCCCTGAGCTTCTAAGTCGGCAAGAATACGAATTGCCTCCTCTTTGACGCGCGCGACACTAGCGATCCGCTCGCCTTCCGCGATCCGCTCTTTTCTCTTCGCGACCGATTCCTGCCGGAAGGCAATGAACAACGCGACCCCAGAGGCGGCCAGGCTGCCAATGCCCGATACCCAATCGGCCCAAGTCCCAAGTTCCATAGTTCCCCCAAAGTCACTCTTGGCGCTCGCCTGCTAAGTAATTGGCACTGGTCCTGCCGGTGCGAGCCGCGCTCCTGGCGCACCCCTTAACAGGCTCCTGGCCGAAAGGATAGAATATGACCGATCTTACTCCCGAGCAGATGGCTGCTCGCATCGCCGAATTGGAAGGCGAGAACAACTCCCTCAAGTCTGAAAAGACGAAACTCCTGAACAAGAACAGCGAACTCATCGACCGCGAGAAGGAACATCGCGAGCGCGCAGAGGCCGTCGAAGCCAACACTGGCACCGAACTGGAAAAGGCTCAGCGCCTGATTAAGAAGCTGGAGAAGGAACGCGACGACGCAATTGCGCGCGCAGACTCCTCCACCAAGTCCCTTCGCGACTACAAGGCTGAGAGCGCGCTTACCGCCGCAATCGCTTCCGCAAATGTGGATAGCAAGCACATTGGGATGCTGACCAAGGCTTTCCGTGCTGACCTCGAATTTGACGAGAGTGGCGAGCCCGCGATTGGTGGCAAGAGCATTGCCGACTTCGCCAAGGAATACTTCGCCAAGGACGGTCTTAGCTATGTTCGCGCAGCGGATCACAACGGAGGAGGCGCAACTGGCAGCAATGGCACCAAGGCGACCGAGCCTCGCATGACCAAAGAGAACTTCAACTGGACCGAGTTCGCGAAGTGGCAGCAAGAAGCTCCTGAGGAAGCGAATGCGTTCGTTGACGCTACTGGTCTGGGCCGAAAGATCTAACTCCAACAGGTCAACTAGGGCAGTTGAATAAATAGTGGGGAGACGCGGTTGTCTCCCCAGTCCTCGCTTGTGGGCTGGCGTTCCCACAAGTGGAGACACCAATGTATACTAAGACCAACGTCACTTCTCTTGCTGACATCGCCAAAATCCCAGAGGCTCTAGTCTGGGGCGCTGTCGAAGAGGCTTACAACGCTAACACCAATCCTTTCCGCACCGCTGGCGTAGTTAAGGTGGACCCGCTGCTCCAGGCACGCGCATCGGGCGAAGGCGTCCGCACTGAAGTCCAGTCGTGGAGCGCAACTCCTTACGTTGAGAGCAACATCTCCAGCGACGATCCAACAAAGAAGGGCACTCCTCTGAAGGTCGCAACGACCAAGTGGAACGCTGCCCGTCTGCACCGTAACGTCGGCTTCTCGGCAATGGACCTCGTTACCGATCTGATGGCACAAGACCCGCTCGCCGACATCGCTCGCCGCGTTGCAGTTTACAAGAACGCTGACGAAGTTGAGCAGATGTTCGCCATTCTGGAAGGTCTGATTGCCGCTGACGTTGCCAACGGCTCCAAGATGACCCTGACGACCGACGAACAGGTCAGCCTCAAGGTGATCCTCAAGGGCCTGAACAAGCTGGGCGATGCCAAGAACACTATCAAGGCGTTCGGTATGGACAGCGACACTCACCTCGCCATCCAGCTCCAGCAGTTCACTGGCTATGTCTCGCCAGCCGACACCAACACCGAGTTCGGCACCCTGGCAAACCGTCCGATCATCGTTGACGACCGCTTCAAGCAGTCGGCAGCGGGCAAGGCTCGCATTGTGGGTCTGGGTAATGACCTGTTCCACGTTGGTACTGCGCCAGCGTCGGTGAACAGCGTTGAAGTGGAGCGTGACGCTTCGGCCGGTAACGGTCGTGGTCAGTCGGCCATCTGGTTCCGTTGGCAGGGCATCACCCAGCCAGTCGGCTACAGCTATGAAGGCACCTTCGCTGAGGTCGGCGGCCCATCCTTCGAGGAACTTGCGGAAGCAACTGCGTTCGTTCGCCACTACGATGTGAAGAAAATCCCTCTGGTGGTCATCGAGGCCGAACTGGAAGGTCCAACTGGCACCGACGACGCAGCCTAATAGGCTTCAACTCTAGAAAGGCCCGGTCTGGAAACAGGCCGGGTCTTCCTATCTCGATAAGTATGGTTATGGCCACAATCGAGACGATCACCGCATTCCATGAACTGCGCCAGAACGCAAACTGGCCTAGTGACAGCGACGACCAGAAATCCGCACTGGCGAAGGCTCTGGACTACCAGCGCGCCTACTATCCAGTTCGTGCCACTCTAACGGATGCTGAACAATCCATCTTTGACGACGCCATTGCGCTGTTGGCTCTGGAGATGGTTGCTGGTGTCCCTGTTCGAACGGAACAGGCAGTCAAGCGCCTCAAGGAACAGTCGAGCAGCGGCGCAAGTGTGGAAACCGAATACCTCGGGGCTGTTGCCGATCCCTTCCCACAGATCACCGCGCTTCTAGCGCCCCTCGCTCCTGTCCCTGTGAGCCCCGCTGTGCGCTTTGCGAGGATGAGCCGCTAATGGACTTCCCTGAGCGCATGATTGCCCTTGAGAGGCGCTTGCTGGAGCGTTTTGGCGCTAACGGGACGCTGGCTGGCAAGACGACCGCCTACGATCCCGAGACTGACCGCCAAGTCGAGGTTGCTGCGCCTCCTCGCACTGTCCGCATGATGGTCGGCCCGATAGAGACGGTGGACGACCAGGGCCGCGCAGTCTTCCGCATGGTCGCGAAGATGCAGGACGAGCCAAAGCGCGACGAGGTGCTGAGCTTCGCTGGCCGCACCTACACCGTGGGCAACGTCATCACCTATTACGAGGCCGACAAGCCGGTGCTCTACGTCGCGGAGGTGGATTGATGTCCATCCGCTTTGACATGAGCAAGCTCATCGCTGCCAAGGCCAAGCTCCAGAAGCGCAACGAGCAGAAGGCGCTAGAGGTCACGCAGAAGATCACGCTCGATGTAGGCCGGCGCCTCATCGAAGGCACTCCGGTTGATACTGGCGAGGCGCGCGGTGGCTGGCAAATCGACACGCCAACCGCTCCCGGCCAGCCCGGTCGCGTGAGCAACAACGTGCCGCACATCATTCCGCTCGCCAACGGCCATTCCGATCAAGCTCCCAATGGCTGGATACCTAACGCAGTTGAAGCGGCAGCACGCTCGGGAGGTTCCGAATGAACGCTGATGAGCAGCAGCTATTGGCGCGCTTCCGTGAGCAGTTCGACACGGCAAGCAACCAAGTCCTGACGTTGAACAAGCCCTCCACCACCGTGGACCAGAGCAAGCCTTGGTGCCGCTACTCCGTATCGTTTGGCGACAGGTTCCGCGCAGAGCTTGGCGACGATCCGCACTACACACAGTTGGGCGGGGTCTATCTACAGGTCTTTGTTCCGAAGAAGCTGGGCATCAGCGCGGGAGACGCACTTGTGGAGAAGTTCGTCAACCTGTTTTGCGATTGGCGCAGTCCAGACGGAGCACTCCTGATTGGTCGCCTAACGCAAAACAGGTCCGAGACGGACGACTACTATCAAGTGACGCTACGCTACTCGTTTGAGAGCCTAAGGAAGCGCGCCTAAACCAGTTCAAACGCTCCGCTCGATAAGTAAGAGCGGAGCCAATCGCGGCTCCAGTTCTAGAACTAATTGGAGGCCGCAAATGTCGGATTACATCAATCAAAACGGACTCGCTTACTCGGTCATCGAGGAAGTCACGTTCGGCACCACGCCTACTACCGGCGAGCGCCACGACCTTCCTGTTGATGCGGGTCAGGCACCACTTACCTCGGCAATCGCTCAGATTGAGGACAACACTCAACGTCCTAACCTAGAGACTGCCGCACCAACTAATGGTCACGCAAGCTCCTCGGGTTCGCTGTCCATGCGCTTCCGTCAGTGCGAAGCGATCGACCTTCTCATCCAGAGCGCAATCGCTGGTCGCTTCGATGAAACTACTGGCCTCGCATTCGGTGGCGAAGAAGATGTGTTCTTCTCGCTCATCACGAAGCTGACTGACAAGGCTGGTCCATCGAACAACCAGTTCCTGGGCTACGCAGATGCGGGCCTCATGGCTACCAAGTTCGGTATCACCGCTTCGGCTAAGGAAGGCGTCAACTGCTCGTTTGATCTCATCGGCACCAAGCGCACTAGGCTGGAAGCCGATCACGCTCTCCCTGTTACGGCAGCTGGTGGCCGTGGCTTCAACTATATTGACGTGAAGAACATCACCGTTGGCGGTCAGACGCTCCAGTATACCAATCTGGAGTTCAGCACTGGCGTTCCTCGCGATCACCGTGTTGTCTTCGGTTCGGCAACTCCAACCAGCATCGCGAACACGGGCAATCGCGCAACCACTCTGACCCTCAAGGGCTTCCGCAAGGACTTCACCACGGACGCGCTTATCAATGGCACGCCACTAGAGGTTAAGTTCAGCATCGTGGACGGGAACAACCACGGCTACAGGTTCACCCTCCCAGCCGCTGTTTGTACCAGCCCCACTGATGAGCTTGGCGATACTGGCCTGCTCATCAACCTGGAGTTCACCGCTCATTGGGATGAAACGGCTCAGGCTGGTCTCGTCGTGGAGAAACTGTAACGAAGTCTCCTCTCATAAAGCTCGTTACAGCGTGGCACTGGTCGAAAGCCCGGTGCCACTTTCCTTTCTGAAATCCACTATAGAGCCAGTTGATAAGTAAGTGTGTCAAAGAGAGGAGACACACATGACGAAAATCAAGTTCCGCACACCATCCACCTACGATCTAGCAGTTGCTAAGACTGGCGTCCCCTTCACCTACGTCGATGCCGATGGCGTCACCTGGGGCACATTCATCGTGAGCCTGTTCAATCTGGACAGCAAGTTCGTCCGCATTGCGCTTGAGCGGTTCGCTCGCGAAAACAAAGAAGTGGTTGAAAAGCTGGAAGGTGAATACGTCCGTGGCGTGTTTACCTTCGTGAACGTCTGCCTACACGGATGGGACATCGTTGACGAGAATGGCAAGCCAGTTCCGTTCACGCGCCAGAACGCTTTCGACTATTTCGAAGCAATCGACGATCAGACGATGTTCAACGCACTTGTGGAGTTCGCGCAGGATAAGTCCAACTTCAAGCACGATCCTCGCGCAACCAAGGACGAAGAAGCAAAAAACTAGTCGCCTACCTGAACTGGCTGGAGGATGGAGGACGCGAAATCCTCCAGTCAGCGACAGAAGGCGCACCGTGGGCGTGCGCTGAGGTAGAAGCGGCTCCGAAGCTCACCAACCAATTCTATTGGGATGCCTTCCAAGTCCTGTCAGCGGAACGTGACCGCTACAGCACTATGGCCGGGACAATGGACGGGCCAATCAAGCAAAGTCAGATTGAATGGTATGCCAAGTCGCTTGAACTGGACATCATCGAAGCGGAGGCGTTGGCGTTCGTAGTCCAGTGCCTCGATGCCGCGCACCTGACCCAACAAGCGAAGCGAGCGAGTAGGGCGGCCCGCCGAAAGTAGCCCTGCCGATAAGTATGGCTATGGATAGCCAGCTCGCCGCCGCAATCGATGTCGTAATCAATCCGAAAACCAGTTCTGGTGCTGCTCAGGTCAATCGCGACCTAGACAGCATCATCCGCCGTGGTGGCCAGTTGAGTGCCGCCAACGACAACGCGGCAGGCTCGTTCGGTCGCCTAGAGGGTAGCATGAGGGCCGCTGGCGGGCACGGCGGCGCTCTCAGCAAGATAATGGACGACATTCGTGGCCGCGCAGCTGGCGCAACTCCAGCAGTCGGAAACCTAGTCTCTAACCTCATGTCGATGGGGCCAACTGCCGCGATCATTGGCGGCATCACTCTGGCGATTGCGGCAGTCGGTACGGCAGCAATCGGCGCAGCTTCGCAAACACAACAGTGGATGGCTCAGCTTGAGACGACCACCAAGTCTTCGGAGAAGGCAAAGGAAAGCTATGCCGCGCTTGTCCAGTTCGCAAGCACCACTCCATTCGATCTAGGCCAGTCAATCGAGGCATTCATTAAACTGCGACAGATGGGCATGGCCGCGACTGAGGGGCGAATGAAGTCCTTTGGCAACACAGCCGCAGCGACTGGCAAGACCCTGAAGCAGATGATTGAGGCAGTTGCCGACGCAGGCACCTTCCAGTTCGAACGTCTGCTTGAGTTCGGCATCAAGGCCAACACCGTAGGCGATAAGGTCAAGTTCACCTTCGCAGGTGTGACCACGACAGTCGATAAGAACGCTCAGTCCATCGTAAAATATCTGGAGAACATCGGTAACACCAACTTCGCTGGTGCGATGGACAAGCAGATGGACACGCTCAAGGGCGCGTTCTCCAACGTCGAAGACAACACTCGCTCGATGATCTCCGCAATTGGCGAAGGCGCACTAGGCGAAGCCGTTAAGGGCATCGCTAAGTCCATCGCCAGCGGCATCAGCCTCATTACTCCGTTCATGGCCTCCCTTGGCAACATGGTTGGCGGCATCATGAACGGCATTGGTGCCGTCATCACTGGCATGACGAGCATGTGGAGCAGCTTTAGCGGTGGCACCGCTGCTCAGGCGCTGCTCGATGGTCTGACCGTCACGTTCAACCTGATCGGTGAAGGCTGTGAGGTCTTCGGCACGATTGTGGGCAACGTCTTCGGCGGCATCGGCCAGTGGGTCACGGCGGTTGGCTCCCTCATCACCTCAACGATGGGCGGCGCCCTGGACTGGCTCGGCATCAAATTCGACCAGGGCGGGCGCAGCTGGGCCAACAGCATCGTAGGCGTTTTGCGTGCCGTTAAGACCGTAGTCGGCCTCATGCCCCAGCTGTTCAGCGTCGCGATCGGCGACATCATCGGCATGTTCCGCAAGCTGGGCAGCATCGTGGGCCGCCTGCTTACTGGCGACATCTCTGCCCTCAAGGACATTGGTGCGGCATTCACTGGCAGCTTCGCGAACACAGCCAAAGCCCTGAACGCCGCCGGTCGTATCGGTGTCGCGACCTACAAGGACGAGAAGGGCGCGGATCGCGCCAT